TCTTTAAGCAAAAAGATAAACTAGAAAGATGTATGACCTTAAGAAATCCTGTGGATAGTCATAGAAGATTTGATCCAGGCTTTAAGCCAGATCCAGATAAAACTTATTATGTTCATGCTGACCTTGCACAAAAGCATGACAAGTGTGCAGTAGCAATTGCACATGTTGATAAGTGGGTTAATATTCAGGTTATTAAAGATTATGAACAGGTAGCGCCAATAGTAATTGTTGATGCCGTTGCTTGGTGGGAGCCAAAGGTAGAAGGCCCAGTTAATCTATCTGAGGTAAAACTGTGGATACAAAACCTTCGTAGAGAAGGATTTAATATTGGAATGGTATCGTTCGATAGATGGCAGTCTTTTGATATTCAAAATGAATTAAAGGCTGTTGGAATAAGAACTGATACTGTTTCTGTTGCTAAAAAACACTATGAGGATTTAGCAATGATGATATATGAAGAAAGAGTTGCTATGCCAATGATTCCTTTATTGCTTGAAGAGATGAGCGAACTCAAGATTATGAGAAATAACAGAGTTGACCATCCACGCAAGAAATCTAAGGACTTGGCAGATGCCGTTTGTGGGGCGGTATTTGGAGCAATATCCCATACCAGTAAGGATTCCAACCTAGAAATTGACATCCATACCTGGTCTACTGCATCCCGACTTGCACAAAAGCAAAGGGATATGGTAGAATTAGAAACTAGGGAAATTCCTGAAGATATCAGAGATTTCCTAGATGAATACAAATTAATTTAATCAAACAAGGAGAAGTAATGAATTCATTTAAGAAAATCGCTCTTGCCATGGTTGCAGCCATGACTTTGGGCACAATCGTAGCAACACCTGCAAGTGCTGCTGTAATGACAGTCGCTGTAGATCTTGCTGGAACGGCCAATACAACCGCTTCTGCAATTGCTACACCTGCTGCATTGCCAGTCCCTGCAGACAACACAGTTGACGCTGCTGACGCACTAAAGTTCGTGGCAACAGTTGACACAGGAACAGTTGTTTCTGTAGTAACAACAAACGCAACAATCGTGTCTGCACTACACACATCTGCTGCACCAGTAGCAGCAACATCAGGATCATCATCTTTGACAATTGCAACTGGTACAGGAACAACTGCAACATTCTATGTCTACACAAAGACAACAGCAATTGGTACAGTTGTAATTACAAACGGTGGAACAACACTAACATATTATGTACAGGGTACTGCTGGTAAGATTAATAATCTAACAGTTTCTGCCCCAGCATCAGGTGCTGCAGGTACAAAGCAGGATGTTCTTGTTACAGCAACAGACGTATTTGGAAACAAGGTTTCTGCTAAGTCCCTAACAGCAACAGTATTTGCTGCTACAGCAACACTAGATTCAGCAACAGCAACAACTGGCGCTACACTTTCAGACTTTGGAGTTGCAAAGTTTACTGCAACACTTCCAACAACTGGAACACGAGCACTAATCATGTTTGCTCCAACCACATCAACTGATGCAAATTCAGCAGATGTAGTTGGTCTAACTGCTCGCACACTTGCACCATTTGCCGAGATTACTGTTCGTGATCTAGTATCAGAACTCGCTGCTCAGACTGCTGCAAAAGATGCAGCCGTTGCTGCCCTTGCTGCCGAGAAGGCTGCACATGATGCAACCAAGGCTGCAGATGTTAAGGCTCTTGCAGATGCAAAGGCTGCTGCAGATGCTGCTCTAGCAGCAGAAAAGGCTGCTTCTGCTAAGGCACTTGCTGATGCAAAGGTAGTATCAGATGCAGCACTTGCTGCTAAGGATGCAACTATCGCTAAGTTAACAGCAGATAATGCTGTAGCACTTAAGTCAATCAAGGATGCTTTCAATGCACTTGCTAAGCAGTGGAATGCAAAGAATCCAAAGGCTAAGGTTAAGTACGTTAAGTAATTAATCCAACAACTAGGGGAGCCATTAATTTGGCTCCCTTTTTTGTTATATTATTATGTCTAACTGAATAATTTGATATAATAGGCAAGAGGAGAGTCCACCACTTGAATAAACTCTTGCGTATATCTACGGTTATTTTACTTGCTTTTGGATGGTTATTTATAGCACCAACAGAGGCTAATTCAGACGACCCACTAACGGTTGCAGCCCAGCAGATCCAAAACCTCAATAGCGCAGTAGATAAATTAGACTATAAAGATGGTCTAATAAGCCTAATTGACATAGCAGAGAATAAATTCATGTATGCTAAAAATCTGCGGGATGTCAGAGACGCTGCTCAAGAAGACTATGAAGACGCAGTAGAGGCAGAAGAACTAGCATTAGAAGAAGTAGAACTTGCACAGTCAAATGTAGATGGGCAGACAGCAACAGTAGCCATTGCTCTTGAGAACAGAGATAATGCTTTTCAAGATAAGAATGATGCACAAGATGCACTAAATATAGCCAATATAAATCTTCAAACAGCGCAGGCAAATATGCAATCTGCTGGTGGATCTGGGCTTCAATATACAGTGTATAACCTTGCAAGGGTTTGGCCAAGCATAGCAGTGCCAGATTCTGTTATTTGTTCTGGTACCTGGAACTCAAACGCTATGTATCTTCCAGTTTGTGGTAACAGGTATGAAGATATAGTAGTTAAATTTACTGGACAAATCACAGTGCCTTCATGGTTTACAACAGTATCATTTGCAGGGTACACAGACGATGGTTTTAAAATGTATATCGATGGACAACTTGCTGTTAGCAATTGGGTAGAGCAAGGAGCAAGATGGAGTGCTTGGTCTCCACAATATGATGTAAGTGAAGACAAGACTTTAAATGTAGAAATCTGGTGGTATAACGGAGGAGGTCCAGGATCTTATCATCTTGGTTGGACAATCCCTGGTGGAATGACTGGTGCAGGCTGTGATTATGCTGGAGAGCCAAGAGTATGGGGAGAAAATTTTAGTTGTAACTTAAATACATTCTCATCTGGATCTGGGCCAACACAGGAACAACTAAATGCTTATGATCAGGCACTTGCTACCAAGAATGCAGCCCAACAAGATTATAACAATGCTTTGTCAGAATATAATGATAAATTAAATGTGTACAACCAAGAGGTTGCAACACTAAACTCATTAAATCAAACACTATCCAATCAAGAATCTGAGTATAACAACGCAGTAAATGATACCGCAGATGCATTGTCTGAAAAGAATAATGCTATAAATGATTTTAACAATGCTATCAATGATGTTAATAGTGCCATTGATGACGCATGGCGTTACTATGATGAGCAAATGCAAAGAGAAATTCAAAGAGCAATTGCACAGGCTGCAGCGGCAGCGGCAAATCAACCCAAGCCAGAGCCTAAACCAGAACCAAAGCCAACTGTTGAACCAGAAAAGCCAAAGCCTTCTCCACCACCAACAGACAAGCCTGAGCCAAAGCCAACTAACCCTACTGCATCAGAAGAGCCAAAGCCTGAACCTACAAAGCCAGGGCCTAAGCCAGAGCCACCAAAAGAGGAGCCAAAGCCTGAGCCAACAAAGCCAGAAGAGCCTAAGCCTACTCCTGCCCCAAGTCCTGAACCAAAGCCAGAGCCAACTCCAGAGCCTCCTGTTGAGCCTTCTCCAGAGCCTAAGCCACTTCCAAGACCAGACTTTAAGCCAGCAGAAAATATTGATCCAGTTATCAAGGATGCAGAGTTAGCAGCACTCATTCCAGAAAAGGGTAGCGGAACAGCAGAAGATTTATCTGGAGTTATCGCCAACCTTACAAGCAAGGATAATAAGTTAGTTAAACTTTCTCCAGAGCAGACAGCAGCAGTTAGTCAGACTCTAAAGTCTTTGACTCAAGAGGCCAAGCAAGAACTCGCATCAGACCTGGGTATCTCAGCAGTCGAAGTGGCAAAGGTAGCAGAGGCAATGAAGTCAGATCCTGCAGTAGCATCAGCATTTGTTGAGTTCGCAGAAAGAGCAGGGGATGCAGGAGAAGCGCCAATGCCATTTACATTAGCAGATGCAGTAACAGAAGTACAGACAGAAGCATTTCTTGAAGACCCACTTGGTGCAGTATTTGAAGTGGATGTTACAGAACTCCTATCTAATTTCTCTGAATTAGGTATGGACATGACAGACGATCAGAGAGAGAAGGCCCAAGAAGTTATTATTCCAGTAATCATTGTTTCACAGATTGCAAATGTAATGATTGGGATGAGGAGATAATATGAAAATAATCAAAAAAGTTGTGAAGGGATTCTTCACATGGCTGAAAGATGCTGGAGTTGAAGTAATCGCACAAGCCTTTACTCTCCTTGGCTTCTTTATTGCATGGTTAACCCTAACAGGATCAGCCAGAGACATTGTTGGTATTGCAGTACTTGCAACCACAGTTATTTGGTTAATTACAATACCACTAAGAAAGGAAGATTAAAATGGCAAAAAAGAAAGACATTGACCTAACCGTAGTTGACCCAACTACTGGAGAAGAAGTTCTTGGATCAAGCGCAGTAACAAATATCTGGAATATTTTCCTTAGAATTGTTGCTGTATTTGCTGCATCAGGACTATCAGTTATTGGTGCTGGAGCAGTTGTTGGTATTTCTACAGTAACAGCCGTCACTATGGCTGGACTACTTGGAGTAGCAACAGTAATTGAAAGACTTGCTCGTGCATTTTTGGATGACGGTAAGTTAAGTGCTGCTGAGATTAATGCAGCATTTTCTAAAGTAGATAAGCAGTCATAATAGACGTTGTTTGACACTCGTGCCTACCTCTGATATACTGGTAATACAGTAAACTTAGGGGTAGGCATGACTTGTATTGCAGGAATAATGAAAGACGGCAAGATTCATCTTGCTGGTGAACGTGGTGCCTCTGAAGGCAACTACATTGTTTCCATTGATAAATCAAAAATATGGAAATCTGGTCCATACATATTTGGATATGCTGGTACATTTGATGCACAAATTATTCAATATAATTTTGTACCGCCAACACCAGAAGGCAACATAGATAAATTTATGCATGGAAAGTTTTTAAAATCCCTTAAAGAATTTTATAATGAATGGGATATTGGTGGAAAAGATAGTGAAATATCACTTCTTATTGGTTTAAAAGGTAAACTCTATGAGCATGAAGCAGATGGATTTACCATGATTTCCTATGACAGAGATTATATTGCCATAGGATCAGGGGCAGACTACGCTATTGGGTCTCTTCATGCTACCCAAAATCATAAAGATCCAAAGCGTAGGCTTGCTCTTGCTTTAGGATGTGCTATTCAATTTAGTTCATCCTGCATTGGTCCAGTTGACTTTTTACAGGCATAGGGGTATACTAAATATATGGAAGACTTTGATGACATATTAAAAGATATGCAAAGTAAAGAAGCAGATTTTAATGAGTTTGAGATCTGGATGGAAAATGGAATTGAGCGGGGATGGATAACAGAACCGTTCTGTAATACTCATGATGGTGATCCATATATGAGCGAAGAAGAAGAAGCAGAATGGGAAGCAGGGGGCGACCCATGTCAAGTAGTATTTAAGATAAAGGAGATTTAATTGAAAAAAGTAGTGGGGATTTTTACAATTCTATTTGCAGTTGCATTTTTGCCAGCGGTACATGCTGAAGAAAAGGTTGCAATTGCAATTATTGATACAGGTGTAGATACATCAAAAGTAAATGTATTTCATGAGGTATGCATCATGGAAGAAAAGCGTTGTCCAAATAAGCAGACCTTCATGGAAGGTCCTGGATCTGCAACACGTTCTGCAGTAAATGGTTTTGAGCATGGTACACGAATGGTAAAGGTTGCACAAGCAATTAATCCAAATGTAAATATTGTTTTTATTCGTATTGTTCCAGCAGATAAAAATGATAAGAATCCTATGTTTGCTGCTGTAAATTCTAACAGTACTGTAAAGCAGGCTCTTGATTGGGTAGTTAAGAATAAGACAAAGTTTAATATTGTGGCAACATCTACATCTTTTTCTGAGTACTCTAAGTTTAAAAAGGGTGCTAACTATTGTCCAGTAAATGGTCCGTTGCAAAACACAATTGCTTCTTTGCAAAAGGCTAATGTAGGAACATTCTTTAGTGCTGGTAATGACTATAAGGCTGATCAAATTGGATACCCAGCCTGTATTTCTGAATCAATTGCGGTAGGTGCTTCTAATGCTGACCATAGAGTTGAACTCTATAGTAATAGGGCTCCACAGATTGATTTCTTTGCTCTTGGTACATATGATATTTTAGGAGAAAGAATTATGGGAACCTCTCCATCTACCGCTGCTCTTGCAGCACATTGGGCTAAAAATTATAAGGGAACATATCAAGGTACATATGACTATCTTAAGTCATTGTCAATCAACCTTGTGGTACCTGTAGCATAGTGATATAATAGGTAGTGCACCTGCCTTATGGGGGTGCACTAACTTATTCGCTTGAAAGGGGAATAAAATGGTAACAAAGTACGCTATGGATCTATTCAATGATCCTTTTTTTATTGGCTTCAACAGAGAGTTGAGCCGTCTAAACACAGCACATCAAACAAACTCACAGTCATACCCTCCATACGATCTTCTTAAACTAGATGAAGATACATATAGGCTATCTCTTGCTATTGCAGGATTTACAAAGGAAGACTTGAAAATCTCTATAGACAATGGAACTCTTGTTATTAAGGGTGAGATTGTTGAAGTAATAGATGCGGAAGTAGTTCATAAGGGTATTGCTGGTCGTAAATTTGTACGATCATTTGCTCTTGGAGAATATATGGAAGTAACTGGGGCAGAAATGAAGGACGGTATGCTACATATTGATATAGACCGTGTTGTTCCTGAAGAAAAGAAGCCAAAAGAAATCGCTATCAAGGTTGCTAAAAAGTAGCCAATAGTATATAATAGATATAGACACCTGAGTATGTGTTTAAACTGCTCACTAATATTAGGAGATGAAAAATGGCAGCAAAAGGTAGTTTAGAGGCAATAATTGAGGTTGCAAAAGCAGAATTAGGAACCATTGAAGGTCCTAAAGATAATGAAACAAAGTATGGTGCGTGGATGAAGGTAAACTTCCAACCATGGTGCCAGTCATTCGTTTCTTGGTGCGCTTACACCGCTGGTGTAGCAAAGTTCCCAAAGTCAGCGTCAACTGTTGCAGCATCAGATCAGTTTAAGAAAGAAGGACGTTGGTCAGATGCTCGTAATGATGATCCAATGCCAGGAGACTGGATTTATTTTGATTTTCCAGATGATGGTGTAAATCGTATTTCACATGTTGGTATTTGCATTAAGAACAATGGTGACGGAACTATCCAAGTTATTGAAGGAAATACTTCAGGAACCGCAAAGGGAG